CTCCACGTCCCAATTGCGGAAGTCAAACAAGATAAGGACAGGGTCCTCACCCAGCAGTAACTCCCGCAAACCTGCTATATGGAATATAGCGGGCCTGGACCCCCTTCTTAGAAGGGGGTCATCCACCTCAGTTTTATGTCGACGACTGAGGGGCGTCCTTGACGCTGAAGATGCTTCTCATCAGCAAAGGGTTCATCCCCTTGCTTTAAGAAGAACTTTAGCAAGGCACCATAACCATCCACTGTTGAACGTGGAGGTTTTGACACAGCTATATATCCCCTAACTAAGGGTCTATGTAACCGTGGGCAATCTCTCTCACCCTGGTAGGGTAAGAAAGAGTGTCGGCCTAACAGGGGTGACGTTGGTTCGATAACTGGATAGTAGGGAAGAACTTTCCCAATTATCTTATCCAAGTGTCGAGCAGTCTTCCACAATCCATTTGTGTAGAACAGATTGCGAAGTGCTACAAGACTTTGCACCTCTTCGACGTCATTACGTGACGACGGAAATACTCGGCGAACCTTGACTGTTGTAACGTCCTGGCCGCTGTAGTAATCTCCGCCACAAGATTCTCGGAATTTCCCATTCCAAAAACTCTTGTTGATATTAATCTTGAAGCCGAACAGCTCCAAGGCATCAATCACGTTGCGCACATAGTTTTCAGGGACAATGATATCGTCTCCGAAAACGCGTACCGACCCGGCGAGACTTTTTACATCTCTCCGGGTGAGTGGGCGCTTAAGCTCCTGCTCAATTCCGAAATAGACGACAGTCAGAAAGACCATCGCCTCTACGGGAAAGCATAAAGCTGAACCCATAGACGCGTATTTGACTAAGGGGATAACCCCGAAGCCATCTACAAGGGCCTTCTCTGACCTTGTCACCATCAAGGCCTCTTGTAAAAGAGGCCAATTTAGTGTTAGGTCAGATACATGTCCTTTGGAAACTCTATCGGAAGCTTCACTCAAATCGAGTGTAGCAAATTTCCCATTTCGGGAACCCTCTCTGGCCATATGCCTATTAGGCATCTGGTCGGAAAAGCCGATCTGCCCAGCGATTATGTTCGGTCGTGTATTTCTACCGATTCGATCACTTTCGAGGAGGCAGCTGAGATCGTTGCTAAGAGCTTGCTGCATGTATTGCATGCAGGTTGGCTCGATCGCGATGATCCTAGGTGTTTTCAGCGTCTTAGGTACAAGTACAACCTTTACGGGTCGTTCTTGCCCAGGTTCGAGGAAATTAACGTCCTTGACAACTTCTTTATAGAAGCGCCAACTCGGGACAGCGTACTCCCCAAAAGGGAAGAGCTTCTCAAGACGGGACGGCCATTCACGCTGCTGAAACTTCGAGTTGCCTCTAAGTTTATCAGCCGTGGCTCCGGGGCCATGCCTCGGAACCAACACTTCTTCGTTGAGTCTATTTTCCAACTCCGCGAAGACGTCAGTGAAGAGCAGATCAGCAATTCTAGAGAAGTCCTGTTTGGATTTCCCTGGAATTAACACAGCTGAATCTACAATTTCCTGCTCACACTTGATGTACTGCAATATAGCCGCCTCGTTCCTTGCATCGCTGCAAGGAAGGAGAATCTTCCCAAACATCGTTGTTAATTGACGAATTGAGAAGATGGATTCTATATCCGGATCATCAAGTAAGTGTCCACTGCTCGAGTCGAAAACTTGACTCAGGAAACCCTCCAAGAAAGTTGGAAGGGGCCCTTTGCTCCTATGGAAACCATAGAAGTAACTGGAGTCAACCAGCCCAGTGTCAAGACTTCTTTCAAAGTCTTTAGCAAAAGCTGGAAGAGTAATTGTCAGAAAAGACAATCCCTCGTTTTCGATACGACTAGAGACAGTTTGATAGTCTCTAGTGGCACTTGTGTGACATATGGCAGACAGTTCGTCTGCCACTGCTCGCCAGAGAATTTTTAGGCTTTTCATCCATCCTCAATTCATAATTGGGGTAACGGATCCAAAGCTGTTCTCACCCTCATTAGGATCAAACGTTGTCGTCAAGCAAATCGGCGACAATAGTTTGAACTAATCTATCAAGTTCGCCAGTCAGCATAGCTGAGATAGCGAGCCTGCTAAAACACCTAACGCCCAGTAAAGAACTGAGAATCTCGCATAACAATGCGTGATAGGGAATCTCTTCCCTAGGTGGTGAACTCTCTTTCGAGTGCCCATCATCTTCATCAACCCCCTCTCGGGGGCTGATCAGTTCTCCCCACCCAATAGCTGGGTGATCTTGGCGCCCGACGAAGCAGTGCAATACGCAGAAAGCGCATCAACAATCTGCTTCTGCTCAGCGACGGTATAACCCGTCTCTGGGATGTCGATAACAAGGTAAGCACTCATAGAGTACTTAACATTGTCAGACGTGAAAACGTCCGCAGCAATCTTGCTGTGATCGAGTCGGAGCTGTCGTCTTGTCCGCTTGCCATATTGATGGCTAACGGATAGTGCGACGGTGGTGTCATCCTTCTGGAAGGCACCAGTGTTAACTCCCGAGGAAATCCTCGGAAGTGAGTTTGCGACCGCATTAATGGTCACAGACTGAGGGTCGGCAAAAGCCACAGCAGTTCTCCTTTAAGGGGATGATGTAAACATCATCATGGTTGGAAAATCCACACGGAAGTGTGAACCAACTAGCTTCACTGCTTAAGTTCGGCCTAAGCCCAGAGCTGCAATGATTGCGAGTTGTCTAGCCGATAAGGTAGACAACGTGACACCAAATCCATACGGAGATGAAGGGATACGTTTCGCTCTCTTTTGAATACGAGTGCGAGTCGTAGTGGCACTAGCAGAAGGTATGCTAGCTAGACGTGCCACCGTATACGTTTTGACGGTTTCTTCCGCCATCTGGTATCCGTATTGCATCAACAAGCCGTCTTGACCCATGTTAGAAACATTGGTCATTAGATCGCCAGTATTGGCGAACCAATCGGCGGCCCAAGTCCACGGGTTAAGATTCCAAACAGTGTCGGGTGTCAACCCTACACCTAGAATCTTCCTGGCGTGCGAATGCCAGGCTGCCATCTTACCATCGAAACCCTTAGGTTCAGGGATGTAATACTTAAAACATCCTTTGAACCATTCTTTACGGGTCCGGTATTGGGTGGTAGTACCTGTGAGAAACCCTTTGGTGAATATCGAAGGGACTGGATTATGAAGATTATTCAGTCCTTGAGATACGCAATCCTCAGGGAAGTGATACCCTACACGAGTTTTTTTGCCCAGAACCCTTTTTATAGGCGTTCCAGATCTCGGCGGATTCATTTACAGTTCTCGCAAAGTTCTGTAAATCGGAAACCAAAGGTTTCCATCCAAATTCCATGGAAAGATACTCACTGCCGGCAGCTTTCGCTACCTTAGTGCGCTCTTTCCAAAAGGAGAATCCAACGGGCGAAAATCCCTCTCGTAGTTCCCCGATTGCTTGGGGAATAGAGTATGCCGGATTGTTAGGGCTACACCGCGAAATAGCGGTGGCGCCTTTACCAATCATGGCTAGATCGGTTGGCTGGGCAGAAGTTTGAAAGCCCGTCCAACTGTCTCTAGGATTTGCTACTGTAAAGGCTCCGTCCCAGACAGAATCGTGGACGTAACCTGGAGAGCAACTGTCAAATGACTTAGTCATAAGCCAGGCGCCTCCATCGTCAATATCCGTATTAATCGGATAGTGATTGGTGGAGACCATGCTCCCACTTGAATTTAAATTCCAAGTGGCAGTTTTCCATGATAAATTAGGCGAACTTCTGTACCGAACTTCGTAATGAGGCTCGGTTTGGAGGAACGTCTGTACCATGGAAGTAATCACTTTCTTTATTGTATGGAATACAAGTGCCGGGTAGCCCCTAGGGGC